AAAGCAAAAATACTCTGATAATTCTCTACGTATAGCAGCGTCGGCCTCTATCTTAATATAGACCTCGTCAACCTTATCAACTATTAGGTATTTAACTATTGACATTATGCAAAAGACGGACCAACGATCCAACCAACTAAAACCTTTCTTGTTCCTTTGGTAACCTTATTTACTTTATGCCAAACAAATGATGGAAAAGATATAATTGTACCTGTTGTAAATTTACCTGTAAACTTTTGATTTTGATTATTACCTTTAGGAGTTGGAGTAGCTAATTCAAACTCGCCTCCTTCATAGTCTTCATTTAAAATCAATGTGAAACTTATCTTTCTAATGAAACCATTATCATATGGTTTAGTATGAGAATCTATATGCCAATCGTAATGATCTCCTTCTTCGTATATTGTATATTGAAAAGGTTCAAACTCCACTAAATCAAAATTCCAACCTGCTGATTCATTATGTTTATTAATAATGTTATTCATATCATTGTATAGAGTATCGTTTTGTTTAATCCATGCAACTTTACTACTACGATTTTTACCATTACCATCTTGTATTCTGGCTTCGTTCATTTTTAAAGTATCACATAATGAAATTAACTTTTTACAATAGTCTGGTTCAAACTTTCCCATACTGACACAGTTGGTATTATTTAAATACATTATACTGCCCCACTTGTAAATCTTTTCCAATCAATTGCATTTTTAATAGTAAATGTACGATTGGTTATTTGTCTTAATGTTCTATCTAAAAAGTCTACGACAACCTTTAAGTATTCAACCTTTTGTGTTGCCTTTTGTACCACTTCATCAGCGTGTATATATTTGTCAACGTCTGTTCTTAATATCTTTAGATTAAAAGGTTTTAAAATGTATACTTGTGGGTCTGATTTACCCGAATAGTATTCCCATTTTTCACGATTAACTGTTCTTAATTCATCTTCAGCACGTGTTAATAGTAACTTAAATTTAGTTAAGTGTTTTAAATATTTGTTATGTAGGGCTGGTGTTTTTAAAGATTCAATGTCTAACTCTATGTCGTTAAGTTTTAAATCTTTGTCGGCTTGTTCTTGTAATTGTTCTAAATCCATAATATCTCCAAATTTCTTTCATTGTGTTACAGGTCTTAATATCTTCTATTAAGATGTTGTAACGCTAGTTTTTTTGCCTGTTAAAGCAAAGTCATATATCTTATAGTCAAATGTTACAGTAGCAGTTAAGTAATCTACATCTGTTGCTTGTTGGTTATAGCTTAAACCTGATAGTGATATAGGAAATACATCACTGAATCTAACTTCTAAAACCGAGTTGTTTTTGTTTGATAGTACTGATAGAGTTGCGTCTGAAAATGTTCCACCAGTATTTGGTGATCCATACTTAACACGACCAGCGTCACCTAGTACACTTGTATTGCTTGTAGGGAATCTATCTTTTCCACTATTTAACAAGTTACTAAATTCTTTATGATCTGAGGGAAAACCAAAACCTCTTAACCAACCATGTATCTCTTGGTAGTTTTCTAAATTTTCATCAACCATAAAAGATACTATAAGTCTTTCGTAGTTTAACTTTTCTCCTGGTAATGGAATATCTTTGAAAGGTGTAGATTGAGAATAACTATCTGATAGAGATATGCCTGGTAGTGTTGCAGCCGTACAAAAGTATTCTACTTTAGGAAGTTTAAGAATACTAAACTTAAACTGTGTAGGACTTGCATAATCTAATTTTGTTGGTTGTCTACTTTGTGTTGTTGTCATACTATTATTTATCCGTGTCCTTATCTATTTCTTCCCACTCCTTTTCGGTAGATTTTTGTTCTAAAACCTTTTCGTTATCTGTTAGAACTCTATCTTTTTTTTCAACTTGTTCTATCTTATCTTCAATATTATCTAAAGGATTTGCCTCTGGAGTATAAAAGAAACCAAAGTAACATAATAATACAAGTAATATAATTACTTTTAAACAAACAATTATAACTAACATGCCTAATATTGATCTTAATAAATTCTTCATATACACTATTTATACTACTTTCTTTCCCATGCTTTTAGTTTACCACCTTTAGCAACAACCATTTCTTGTTTGTCTTTTTTCTTTTTATTACTACGACATGTATCCCAGCAGGCCACAGGACCTCTATTGTGTTGTAGTGATTTATAAAATGCTTTCCACGCTTCACTATCTATTATTTCTTCTAACGTATTATAGTCTTCTATTTTACTTTTTTCAATCAATTTCGTCCACTCTTTATCGCCTGTCATATTTCTTGTATCACAATGACAACAAGGTAATAAACGACCTCTATTGTCTACAGCAAGATTCATGTCACCTTTAAAACACATAGGTTTCATAATTATATCTGACTTGATACCATTTTGTTCATCTGTTATAATATTACCATTTTCATCATACAAATTTGTTCTACTAGGAACCCTTGCTAGTTCATCATATTCACTTACATGTGGAAAATTAAATTTTATTGTCATAGGTTTATTGCATTACCGCAACCTTTGGATTAAATGTTTGTTCTTCTATACGTAACTTCTCTTTACCTTTTGGTATTAAAGGATCAGAACCATCATCTTTATACCATCTTGAAGAATTAATTAAATTAAATATTACACCGACTTCATCAGCCATTTTCATACACTCATCTAAATCATTTTCATTGTAACTAAAAAGTATCATTTGCCATATAGGTAATTTATTTAAGTGTTCTTTGGCTAACAACAATCTTTTAAACTGTTTTTCTCCGTCTTGATTTTTTCTATACTTATGACTATGTTTAGGTAGACCATCTATACCAAACCACCATTGTGTATCAGGATTTGCCTTAAAAGCTTCTATAAAATATTCATCTGATTTAAATGATGAGGCATTGTGTACTTGACTTATTTTTCCTTTTTCTTTTATCATCTTTAACATATCAATAAAATGAGGGTGGTGTATAGGGTCTGAATATTGACCACAAAATTGTATTCTATCAAAGTAAGTAGATATCTTATCAAATTCTTCCATTGTTATATCTCTACCTGGAGTCTTTATTGAATTTCCGTTTTGATCTTTATCTTGTCTAGCACAACGCAAACATTCTAAAGGACATCTATGAGATAAATCTAAATTTACTTTGCTAGACTGAAATAATCTTTTATTATATTTAGGGTTATGACGATATTTCATACCTTCAAAAATTTTATTATCACTCATATATAATGTCTATGTCTCGTCTGTTTGTATCATTGATGTATCTCTATATACCTTTGGCGTATGTTCATAAAAATACATGTCGTATATCGTTGGAACTCCTATTAGTACATTAAGAACTATTAAGATCCATATGAGTTTGTTAAAAAACTTTTGTGTTCCTTCGTCTATCTCCGGCTCTATACGTCTGTTTTTTATCATACTTAACTCTACACTATATTTATACTATCTTCCAGGACCACCAAATAGGGCAAGTATCACTAATGCTATTATCAGAATTGCTGTAAACAAATGACTGTTAGGGTTCATTGTTATCCTCCTTCTTTTGAGTTTAAATTTCTGGATTATTTAGGCCAAAAAAAAGGGCCCGAAGGCCCTTTTTTAATAATGATATCGTTTCTCTTACGATTACATAATGTTTGATACTTTAACTTTTTGGTAGTATCTGTTTGAGTTAGGTGTACCTGAATCAGTGATTCCTGTAACCGCACCCGAAGCAGCACCAGTTTCCGCAAAAGGATTCGCAACTAAACCGTATCTAGTTTTGAAACCAATTTTTGGTTGGAAAGTATCTTGACCAACTGCTCTTACCATTTGTAATGGAACATAAGGACAGTAGAACATACCAGCGTCATAAGGTGAAGTACCTTTGTAACCAACAACGTAGTATTGGCTAGCGCTTGAGTTTGCACTGTATGGATCAATGTATACTTTAAATCTACCGTTTAATACACCAGCAAATGTACTGCCTGTGTCGTCAACGTTTAGATTGTTGTTTAAAGCAGGTGTGTAATCTAAAACACCGGCCATTTGTAGAGCAGAAGCGACATCAGCAGAACAAATAATCATGTTCCCTTTACCTCTTCTTG